AGGATTTCAGTGTCCTGCAAGAACATCCTGTAGGCTTCATTGATAAGGGCATTGATCTCCCTTTCAGTCCACTGATGCTCCTGCATGAGTTCCTTGTCCTGCATAATCCTTACCAAATGACTGCGGATATGACTGCGGATCTGCTTGAGATTCATTTACTTCATCCTTGGGGTTTGTACTCCAGGTGCCTTCTCTACCTGCATCATCTGCATCTCTTCACCATACATGGCGCGGATATCAGTAAACTGTCTGGCAATATCAGCATCAACCGTCTGCTTCTCACCAAGCATGTTCAGTTTGAACAATGCCTTGGAAAGCGCACTCAAAATCACCAAATCATAGAACTCTGTCGGCACATCCAGATACGTGCTTACAGTATTGGTAAAAGTAGCATTGTTAATATTCACATTCGCCACAGACGCACCAGTAATGGTAACAGTCGCCGAATCCACAGTGGCCGTAACTCCAGATCCAGTCCCAAACGCATGGTTGAGAGCCGCATTCAGATTGGTGGCATTGGTAGCTGCGGTAGCACTGGTGACAAAGAAAATACTGTCATCATTGGTTTCAGCAGATGCTCTGGCATACACATTCACATTGTAATTCCCAAACCACACCTTGAAATATGTGCCGGCAGTAGGCTGTCCTGTAAATAGAATGGTGGTGGTGTTGGAATCAGCAGTCATCTCATTGGGTTTGCGGATAAAATACAGGGTGGACGCATTGGAACTCAACGCCGTGGCAGAAGAACCAACGTACACCAACAGCTTTTCACCAAAGTGATTAACCGCATAACTATAGTCATAATTGCTGTTGTTCTGCAAGCTGTGCACCTCATTGTCACTCACAAACGGAATAAGAGCACCAGCCGCATTAATCAATTTTTTGAACTTTGCGACTTTATCAGCCGCATAATTACCGGCAAGACTAATTGCGGTAACCGCTCCAGCGGCAGCCGTAATGGACACGGATTCACTGGTACCATACCATGTATCACTGATGGCGTTCAGACGCACAAAAACATCAAACTGGGCTGTATTCAGCCAGCTGTTCAATTCAGCGTCCTGGAACTCCTCAGTGGTCAGTTTGGCAAGACGGGAACGCAAGTCACTTCTTGCGGACTTTCTTGTAATGTCACTTAGAGCCATTTCCAACTCCTTGAAAGCGTTTATAATTATTGATAATGGTCAGCAACTGCTCATTGTACAATTGCATCAATTGAGCATATTGTTGCCATTCTTCTTCTTGCGCCCTACATTTGGCTGCGGCATAATATACCACAGCATCACTGAATTCTTCAGGAACGCTTATTGTGTCACTGTCGCCACTCAGGTCTGTAGGCTGTTTGATAAAATAAAACCTGAGTTTACCAGTTGCAGCACCACCTGACGTGGCTGGTAAAAAGTTTACGTTAGTGGCATCAAACCACATAATGGGACTTGACGAATCATACACCAAGTTATTGGTAGTGGCCATGGCTGCAATTTCAGGAGTAACCAACCGCACAGGTAAAGCATCTCCAGTACCACTTGGACATAACGTGGCATAACAGAACTTTACATAGTCGGCAGAAGCCTGAATAACACTCCACGCAACCAAAGATACAGCAGCAATACTGGGGTTTGATTCTGAAATCAAGTCTTTCAACACCCACCACGGACACTTGAGCGCAATATCTCTTTGCCCTTCATTGATCCACGCAATGACTTCTGTCTTTGTGGGATCACTGGTAGCACTAAGAGTAGTCTCCAGCAAGTATCCTGCATTGGTGATGAGTGAAGATAAAGAGGTCTTTGCCATTGAATCTCCAAGGCCCCAATAAAGGGGCCTATGTTGTTAGTAAGCCTGCGGGACCATAATAGTGACGGTCATGGTGTTGGCATGCTCATCCGCATCAGCCGTAAGGCCAATGTAGTAATAAGGAGCAGGATAAGCCGCAAGATTCAAAGCCGCACCAGCAGTCTTTGCACTGTTGGTAATGTCAGCAACCACAGCATCAGCAATCAACGTGAATTTGGTGCCACCGGTAGTATCCGTGCCAAGCAACGACACGTCAACATTGGTGCCACTGATGGCAGACGCAGTACACACAATACTGATGTACCGCGCACTGTCATCCACCGCTTTCAGAAAGTCAATCTCTGAAGTATAACCAGTGGTAGCACTGGAAGGAAGTGTGACCACTTCCTGAGCCACAAGCATTCCATTGACGGTTTTCTTAACCCAAGCCATAAAACTATCCTTTCAATAAAGGGGGAGCAGAACTCCCCCATTGTTAATCTCACGAAAATTTGAACAGGCCATTCTTCTCAACAAGGGTCAAGTTAACACCTTCATCAGAGAAATATTGATCTTTACGACCATCGCGGTCATTGGCCTGGATGTTGGTCTCATACTTGGAAGCGCGGAACACAACGCGTTCCACATTGTCCGGATCAACAATAACCATGTGGTTGTTGTAAGGAGCGTACCGCAGAGTAGGATCCCAAACAATGTGCAACTTGCCAAAGGGATGAGTCAAAGTGCGGATATCAAAACCCATATCCGTAGTCTTCCAGTCGCTCATGCTCATGGAAGATCCACTGCGCGCCATAAAGCTGTTGGGTCCAATTTTAGACAGTTCAGCCAGGACGCTGGATCCTGCAAACGCAAACTTCTCAACTTTGGCATTGTCGTACTGAGCCATGGCTTCCATGTCATTGATGAATTCATCAACGGTATAGGAACCCCAAGCGCGGGAGAAAATCTGCTGGTTGGCAGTGCCGTACTTGTTAATCATTGGGATAATGCCCATGGTAGTACGCACGGGCCGGCCACTGGTGGCATCATTGAAATGGGCAGGAGCGCCATTGCCGCCAATACGCCAACCAAGCAGAGCCTGACGGTTCAGTTTCATCTTGTGCTCACGGGATTTCTCAAGCACCAGACGGTTGAACTCATCCGTATAACCACGAAGAGCCATTTCCATCATAGTACCAGAGATCTCCACAGGAGTCTTGGTGATCTGGGCGGAATTCCACACAACTTCCAGCTCATCCGACCAGGCTTCAGGAGACAGACCATGCTCTTCCCAAGCCGCACCAATAACCGTACAAGGATCACCGTCCTGAATATCATAGATGTCAGAACCGTCACTGGAAAGAGCTTCCAGAGTAACGACAGTAGAAGTGGACGCGGTATGCACACAGGCCACAACCACAGCCACTGCAACAACCTGATCTTTTTGGACCGTAGCCGCTACAGCAGTACCACTATTACGGGATCCAGTAGCTTTGGCGCGGATCTCAACCATGTCGCCCTTGTTCAGGAAAGGCATTTCACCACTACCAGTAGAAGCAGTATAAATGGTAACGGACGCTTTAGTAGCATCAAAACCACCACTGTCCCAGTCAATGGCTGTGCGGATATAGCCTTCCTGGTTAATGAATTTGGATCGGTGTTCAAACGACTTCCAATCAGGATCATTGGACTTGCGGGTTTTCAACTGACCCAAAAAAGAAATAAAAGGAGTTACATCAGCCCACAGCTCTTTGACTACCTTTTCATCCAGGTAGAATTGTCTCCGGTCCGTATAAAGGACACTGGAGGAAGTGCCGGTGAGTGAGTGTTTAGAACCACTTGCAAATGCTTGAGCCATAATATTATCCTATTACTTGAAATTCCATTTCTTCCTTCCCCCCTGCATAAGCAATTGGGAAAAGGCTTGATCTTCAGTTAGCTGTTCAGCAGCCTTGGATCCAACTGAAGTAATGGAAGGGGGCGCATCCTTACGCGCTTGCGTAATCCTGGAATCTATATCAATATCAGGAGTGCCCTGCGGGGTTCCTTTCATGGCTTTATACCAAAGATACAGGTCTTCCAACGTGGGTTGTTTCTGCGGACCTCTTTGCACAAATTCCAAAAATTCATCACGTTCCTCAAGCTCAAGGTTCTTCTCTTGAAAGAAGTGATCAAATTTCTGTTTGACTTCCATTGCTTGCTGTCTCTGCAATTCCTGCTGTCTCCAGGCTTGCTGTTTTGCTTCCAAGGCTTGAAAACGCTTGTCAACCTCAGAAGTAATACTTCTCACCAGTTCCATCTGTTGAGCTTTCTGCAGATTACCATACCACTGGCCAGAAGGGGTACTTGGATCATAAATCTCTGTAGGATCAAAGTCTGCCGGCTTGGGAGGAACCTGCACCTGCATAGACATCACCTGGGGAGTGGCCTGAATAGGTTTCCCTGTTAAAGATGCCTCCAGGATATTAATTAAATCAGGATTGGCTTTGATGTGTTGTTCCAAAGCCATAAGTTCCTGATAGTGTTGCCGTTCACTATCACGCTGTCTTTTCATTTCAGCGAGTTTTTTATCAGTATAGGACTGAAGGTCCTTATACCGTTTCTCATAATCCACCGGTTTAGGGGTTGGTGCTGCGGGTGTTTCCGTCTGAGTCTGGGGAACGGGTGAACCACTATCCGGCATTTCTGTCAAGAAATGATCGGCCATAGTAGACATGGTGGGTTCAGTACCGTTGGGTTCAGGTACTTCAGGCGTTTGTGAAAATAGACTATCCATTGTTACTCCTTTGCCGGTCCTTTGGCGGGTGCCGACTTGACTTGTTGTTTTGCTAATTGCAATTCATCTATGGCACGTTCAAGATCCAACAACTTGCGGTTGTATTGGTCCTCTTGCGTCACCTTTTGTTTATCAAGCTCAGCTCCATACTGGGCATTCTGAGCTATGATCTTGGACTGAATCACCTGATTCATAAGCCTATCATTCTGTTCAGACAGATCTTTGATCTGAGCGTTCATTCTCTGCAACTGCTGATTCAGACGCGCATACAAAGATTTGCGCTGAATCACGCCATCACGGTCAAACACATCCGTTTTCTTGAGCACCTCAATATCATCAATGATACCCTGTGCATAATACTCTTTGTACATCTCCAGTTCCGCATACCTGTTGATGGGGGCCATGGACCCACTGATGACATAGATATCATATCTTCCAATGGATGGATCTTCCAGATAGGTAATGGTTTCATCATTGGGAGATCCCTTGGGCTTTTGCATGCCAACAGCCACTACTTGCTGATCAGCCGCAAACTCTTCATTGGGATTCACAATGCGCAGTTTCTGCGGAGTCTTCATGTATCCCTGGATGAAATCCAATACCACACGCCCAACTACGTTCAGGGAGTAGTACAATGATCTGGCTATGTTTCCAATACGCCGACTCCCATACTCATCAATAGCCAAAGTAGCACTGTATGTCTTGGGGGCAGATCCACTATCTCCATGAGAGAATGGATAAGAACCACCCACATAGTAACTGTCTTCAGTAGCAATACGCTCCAGTTCATAAAGAGCATTGGGGAGTGGCGCGGGTCCTACCGGAACAGGCGGAGTTGATCCTGGATTAACTTCAATGATGGATGATGGGCGTGCCCAATCATCTTCCAGTTGCTCCTTGTCGGCAACGGACCCGCGTTCCACTATGAGTTTAAAGTTGGTTGACGCAGTCGCATGGGCAATCATCAGGCTTCTGCGTTTGTTTTTTTCAATTTGAAGACCGCGTAACTTGCGGGTAAGGGAAATACAATAAGGATTGCCAAGATGTTCATAGGGTACGGGGATAAGGGGATACCTGCCCGTGGGAAGGATTTCCTGCCACACAATCACATCACCCATCACGTGGGTGCATTCAACACGGTCTTTCAAGAACTCTTCAATCTGCATCTGCTGCAGCATGTCCATGGCATTGGGATCAGTAGAAATATTCTGCTTAAACGCTTCAAACTGCTGCTCAGTGAGTTCCTGCTCACCCTGATCCGTGGATACTCTGTAATACTTGACTTTGATCTTTTTAAGCTGAATGATCCAGGTGACAGCTTTCTTGCGCGGGCTGACCACTTCATCAAGAATCTCAATGTCTTCAGCACTGTAATTGGATGACTTGTAATGAGGGCCATAATCCGTAGACATCAAGGATTGAAACTGTTCAGCATACTGCGGATACATCAAAGTAGCACGCTCTACATCAATGGTACGCCAGATAAACTTGGCTATGGAATCTTCCTCATCACGCTTGCGACTGTCGGGATCAGGAATCACAAACAATGGATGAATAGCCTCAATGTTGATGGATCCCCTACCATCATTACCATAGTAATCATAGCTGATGTAGTAATAACCCTTGCCGCAAGTAAGCTGATTATCCACCACCTCATCAGTTACCATATCACACTGATTGGTATGCCAGATATACTCAACCAATTTTTTGTAAACACCTGCCCGTTTGTTGTCACTATCATCAACCCCAACCACCGTAAACTTTGGGGTCTTGGATATGATCATCGACTTTTGCAGCTCAATCTGCGGCCCAATAATGGGAATCACTAAAGGAGCCTGGCCCCTGGCCTCAATCACCCTTACCTGATCAGGAGTCCACTGCTTCAACGCCTTGCCAAACTCTATATCCTCAGATATGTTTGTAAGCCAGGTTTCTGCACTGGATTTATAATCCCTGAATCTTTGCAGGATATCACGCACTACATCATCCATATGGCTCCAAAATAAAAAACGGGACCACCAGCACAAGGGAAACGGGAGGAAAACCCTTGTGCCAGTGAAATCCCGTTATTATGACAACTGTTTTGGTAAAGAAATTACTGTTTAGATAAGGTCCATGACAGTATACTTGTCCACGTCCTTGAGATAGTGCCGGCATCTGTGGAACTTGCTGATATCCACCATGCGGTCCTTCTCTTCAACGTCAACCGGCAGTCTGTTTTCAAGATACTTGCATCTGCCAAAAGTGTTGTTCTTGGTGAATACGTGATCACGCTGACAGTTGTAGCAGCATTCACACAATTCAACTATATTCAACTTCATCTTCACCCTCATTGTTAAAGGCTTTCAGGTTCAGCGACTTTTCCACATCCACGTGGTTGATGTACCCATCATAGACTTTGATGGTCACAGTAGCATAGACATTCTTCTTCAACAGCGACTCAATATATTGATACAACTTTTCTGTACTCTCTACTTTGACCATAACTGTCTTTCTTTACTCCAGTAAGCCAATCATACGCCTTGACTACTTTTTTGTTGACCTTTTTGATAATAGTGTCTGATTCAGGTTTATAGGTGTATTTCATAGCCATATACAGCGCATCCATCAAGTCATCATGCCGCTGTTTGGGAAACGTGAACAACTCTTCTTCCAGAGAAGAGTGATGCTTCTTCTGGAATACGGCTCCGGTACTGTAAATGGGCTGTAATCCCTGACGGAGCTTATCTTCTTTGGTGGTCTTGGTGGACACCTTCTCCCCTTTTATGGGAATGAATATGTTGCGTTTCAGCATCTCTTCACGCAACCAGTATCCGAGAATCACCTGCATGGCCACTTCTTCAAGAATGATCAGCCTGGGTTTATACTTTGCCCATATGTCAAAGATATGTTCCTTCAGTTCATCCGGCTTGATCATCTTGCGTTCAACCAACTCCAGGTACCTCCGGCCATCACTTGTAACTGCCACGCCAGCTATCCCCGTATAGTCACCAGAGGTACCTGAACTTGGATCAATTGCGACTATGAAATCACATGGTTTGATGACTTCAGTATCACCGTCCATGATATGGATTAGGTGTTCCTGGCCATTGTGTTCCACATATCCAGACCAGTAATGGATGTAAGATCTCTTAAAATCAGCATCTTCAACATTAAAGGGAATGTTAAAGTATTCCTGATAGTAGTCATTGATCCGGCCATCATCTTCATAGGTCTGCCGCAATTGAGCTATAAACTCTGGTGTAAACCGTTCCGGCCATATGGGAACGTCATTCTCAATCATCTGATGAAATATGACTTCCCAACTGTATTGCCGGCCAACCTTAACCGCTTCCTGATATTTTTCCCAGAGATTGTTAAGCCAGCTGTCATAATGGACAATAGTCCCAATAGCTATGATACTGGACCGCTTTGGCTCCATAGCAGGGATAATCTGTCCGGCCACATACTGCTTCAGCTTCTCTCTCTGGTCCTCAGTGAGAACGTTGTGTTCATCTTCAAAATCATCCATCAGCACTTTAGTGGGCCGTTTGCCTTCAGGACTACGGGCACCACGTATTGGTTGATTGGATCCTTTTCCCTCAATATAGGTCTTGTGACCCGTATAAGGATTAAGGATGAATACCTTCTCCTGACGGTCAATCAGGAATTCCCTATTACCAAAGAACAACTTGAACAGATCATTATACTTTATGTTATCCGTGATAGCCTTGAGATCAGTGACTGCCTGTGGAAACGTCTTCTTGATCAGTATGATTACATCTTCACGGTCATACGCTACATCAAATACAGTGCCAATGGTAGAAGCTACGACAGTTTTCCCATGCCCACGCGGAGCAATGATTGCCATCTGTCTTGGACGTGACAACAAAGCACTGTAAATATCCCTGTGAAGAACACACTCACTTTTGTCTCTGGTAAGTTGTGGTAGGACTACTGTACCAAACAACTCCGGGTCCAGGCGCATAAGCTTCCTGTACTCCCGTATCTTGACTTCCGTCAACTTGTTTTGTGGTTCCATTTTCCTCACTTACAATAGCATACAGCAGCACAAGATACGCAATGCTGTCACCAATCTTTTCATTCCACCGCTCAAGCGTATAGCTCTCTGAACTGGTACACATGTCTTTCAAAGACGTAAGATGTTTTAGCAAATACATCCAACACACAAACCGCATGCTTTCATCTGAATAATCAGCAGCACTACGAAAATTTGCCAGTTGGTCATCTGTCTCAGCATATTCCACGCTTTTTGTGTCAAGAGTTTCTCTCAACTTGCAGATCCTAAACTCTACAATGTCATCAAACTCCATATAATCCATCATATCAACTTCCTCCCGTAAAACAGGAATACCTTCTCTATACCAAAGAACTGTTTATATAGTGAATCCAGGTGTTGCTTGGTATCTGTCCATTTGCTGGATTTTGTCTCACTATTGCGCCTCACCCACATGCGCACTGATTCAGATGTAAAGTCAACACCCGGATTTCTTTCTCTTAACAGACGCGCTTTTTCTTCATAGGTGCCTTTTCCAGCTGCTATTGCACATACATCAGGATCATCCCATTTATTCATTGAGTACCAATGTTTGTTTTTGTTCCAGTTTGTTTACCGTCTCTTCATCCAGATAGGCAGTCTTGGTTTCACTGATTTCAGTGGTCTTGGCCTCCTGCACCACATCCAATAGTTTAGCAATACGCTCAAGAACCGCAAACCGCTCAGACCCTTTATTGTTTTGATTGCTAGCTTCACTCTTCAGGGCCTTGAAATACCAGTCCTTGGTAAGGCCGGCACGTTCCATCTCATCTTGATACTTGGAAGCCATATATGTTTGCACCGATTTCTTTTTTAGTATTCTGGTTGCTTTGGGACGATGTGTGATTTTCTTAAAAGCTATGCTTGCGGCTACATCTTTATCCACACCAGCAAACAGCATGTCAACAAACATCTTGTCCCAACGTGAGGGTATTCTATTGTTTCCACCATGTAAACCGGAAGTAACCTTGATTCTGTTGTTTTTGTACAGATCAGCTATCTCAAACCTTGTACTGTATTCCTTGACAAACCGGCCCACATTGCACAGCACAAACGTGCTTAAATAACCATTATTGTTACGGTATGCCTTGATTAACTTGACCTTGGTTACAATACCATCATCAGATTCTATCCAATCTCCCACTACCACGGAAGGGTCTAACCAGCACTTATACACTATGTTAGCTGCATCAGCTTCACGCTTAGTCATGGTTAATTTGTTTGGCACTCTAACCCCTTTGCTTGACTACGCTTGAATATAATAGTATAATATATGGTAAAAAAAGCCATTTGTCAAGTAAAAAATTTAACATATAGTATATTTTTATGGTATTCCATCTATATGTAGACTACTCCTAAAAATATCTGAAATACCATATTTTTTACTTGACTTCTGCAAAAGAATGCTTTATATTTAGTTATATGTATTGGTCGTGAGAACCCCCCGCTTAATAGCCAGAGTTAGCAAGGGAGCTGGGGGCAGTTGGCGTTGTTTGCCATAATAGACAGTAGCATACGGGAATAGCATGTATAATGGAAGCATGCTTGTACTACCTCCCATGAACCACACGGTGTTTTCAAAGTGCCTGTCAATCTAATAGACCTGTTATTTTTTTTTCAACAATTGCCAAAAACCTGTATAGGGACTACTATACCCTGATGAGACTATTAAGCAAGCCACAATATGATGCAATCACCAATGTTACTCCCAAGGTAAAGTATAGACTATACCGCATGACGTACCACTGGAGGAATAAGCGGAATGAAGTATATACTTTCTACCATGGAAGATGTAGCCATTGTAAACGCAAGGTGGAGTTAAGTAAATCCAATGTGCATCATATCAATTATAACCACAAGTTTAATGAGACTCCTGGGGTAGATGTAACGCTTCTGTGTGTAAGGTGTCATAAAAAGCTGCACAAAATCTATGGTAAAAAGACCACTATCAGCCATACTTTCCCAAAGCCTAAAAAGACAGTCCCCAAACCATACTCTGATAAACAGCAGATGTGGATTGATAAGAACTGTCTTAAAGATCCACACTATTCCACCATGAGACAGCTGCTTAAGGATATGGAGTCCACCAATCCACAATCATTACTCAAGTATGACACCAACAAACTTTGGGAATTGATTGAGATGCTTCCCAATAAACGTGATTTAATCATATCACTCATGAACACCAAGAGGAAATCATGACCTACAACCTACACAGAAATCCCCAGTATACACTAATCGGGAATCACATCACCCATACATCCAATGTTTCCCAACTGAAGATTGGTGATCTGGTGGTCAAGGATGGAAATACCTACAGGATTACTTCAAAGAAAGCGGTTAAACGCAACTATGAATATGCTATTGAACCCTACAATGAATAGGAGCAAGCTATGAAAAAACTTTTAGCAGCTGTATTGATTATAGCATGGTTACTTTTGTGGACGGTGATTGGTGTCGTACTGGAAAAAAATAACATTAATCATAATAATACAATGACGGTCGGAGCATTTCTTGGAATTTTGCTAAGTATTGTATTGAAAACGTATAAGGATAAACTATGAAACCAACTGTAATCATAAAAGAAATCAGAACCTTTGTCATAAAGCTTAGTGATGACTATGACAAGGTTATTCTTTCTGAGGATGATGCTATAGCACTTCATGCTGCATTAGAACATGCTATTTATCCATATGGAACATTTAAAGAGAATACACTTCCACAATTAAAAACAATCACTGTTTCATAGTATGCTCATCCTGGACCAGTAACTTATTATCCAACTATTAAATAACAATAGGAACCTATATGCCCACAAGTATTGATAATGCTAATGCCATTAAATGGTACCATAAGCTGGTGTTGGCCTTCTGCAGAAACTACCACCTCACCATCAAGGCCGGCAATGAAGCACAGGTAATCCGGTTTAAAGTGTTCTGGGGTAACATGTTCTTCCTGGAAATCAAAAACTATACACTCCCTACCAAAGAAGAAACCCAGATTAACTCCAACCTTAAACAATACGTGAAGGAATAATCAATGCTTACTTTATTGCTAATTGCTATTGCAAGCATAGGCGGATACTTTATTGGTAAACGCCAACAGCTGGAATCAGACGCAGATTTCATCAAATCTAACCTGCAACAGCTGGTGAATGACTTGAAAATAGCACAATTGCCGGATACACCCTACTGCAAAGGCACCATACAAACAGTAGACGCAGTATTAGCACTCTTTGGACTTGAACGTGACAAACAGGAGCTTATATGTTAAACTCACTCAAGAAAGCCCTGTCCTGGAAAAAGAAACCACAACCAACTGCTCCAGTAGAACCAATCCAAGAATCAGTAATACCACCACAGGATCCTATCATATTCTATGACCCTGATAAAAAACCACCCAAACCAAAGCAAATGCCTTTTGGCTGGATGTAATAGGACACATGCTCATGAACTTTGGACGTATCTATAAACCAGATGAACGGGATAAACAGTACCCTATCATGCACCTTATTCCCAAAACCGCTAAACCCAGATCCTATACCTGGAAATGCTATGTCACACTCAATCAGGGAGAACTTCCAGTATGTACAGGATGCGCTGTAGCTCATGAAGCCGCAGCAAGACCTGCCGTCATCAAAGATATCACCATCACTACAGCCTTTGAAATGTATGACATGGCTCAGGAACTTGATGATATCCCTGGCAATGACTATGAAGGATCTACTATCCGAGGCGCAGCTAAGGCCGGAGTTAAAAGAGGCTGGTTCAAAGAATACAGATGGGCTGATTCCATTGAAGACCTGGCTCTCGCAGTAGGATACAAGGGACCCGCTATCCTGGGCATTAACTGGAAAGCTGATATGGCAGAACCTGACAAAAACTATATCATCCACGCATCAGGTCCCACACAGGGAGGTCATGCTATCCTCTGTAATGGCTATAATGCCAAAACTAAACTGTTCAGACTGCACAACAGCTGGGGATCCAAGTGGGGAATCAATGGCGACTGCTTCATTTCCTATGACGACCTTGCAATGCTGCTTAAAC